CGCAATTCTCAGCGTCAATACGCCAACGGTTGCCCTCAACGTTGGAAAAAATTAAATTACCGGCCTTTTTTGGTAGGTTTTCGATCGTATGGCGGGGAATGATGATCGAACCCGTGCCGCTATTGTTTTCGCTTGCCGCTTGGTAAATGCCTAATTTGTGGCCGTCGCAGCCGACAATGCGCGTCGTGTTTTCGTTAAATTCAACGTACACGCCATTCAAATAATGGCGAATGTCTTTTTTACCGGCGATCAATAAAAGCGCATCAAGCGCGTTTTGGTTGGTTGTGAATTGTGTCATTTTGTTGCCTTTCGTTTAATTTAGTGGATTAAAACGGCGATGAGTTGCCGTTAAGTAAGAATGTAAACGATTGTTTTACGTTTTGCAACACTTTTCGCAAAATAAATTTAAAGGGGTCAAAACATGGGTCAAATTGTCAAAACATGGGTCAAAGTTTTGGGGCTAAATGACCCATATTGAAACCATATGGCACAAGGGCTAAATGCCAACATGGGTCAAATTGTCATCTTTTTACCTTTAATTAAGAAAATGTATATATGTATAGGTTTACGGCGGCCAATGTTACAAGCCAGCGATTATTTTCGCGTGACAATTTGACAATTTGACCTATGTTTCCGCGCCCGCCGCCGGGAATTCCCACGCAAAAAGAAAAAAGCCGGTAACAAAAAGAAAATGACAATTTGACCCATATCAAAGTTATTTGACAATTTGACCCATATCAAAACGCCGTGACAATTTGACCCATGTTTTGCCCGCTAACTTTTAGCCGGTGACAATTTGACAATATGACCCATGGCCGCGCCCGCCGCCCTGGTGACAATGGCCGCGCCCGCCAGCTCTCAGAAAATAAACGCCCGGCACAATGCACCACGCGCCAGCTATACGCGCCCGCCCGCTAGCCCTTATTCTATAAGGCGCTATGCAATTTATTGCCCGCTAGCCCATATAGCATGGGGCTGTTAGGGTTTACCCACCCCCCCTAGGGCCGGGCGTCCGGCCGTTGTGGCTAGGGTGGTTTCACGAACAATTTTTATTTTTTTTAGCAAATTTGCAAACAGCCTTAGTTTTGATACACTCACGCATATGACATTCCTCAGCTTCCCTTACGCACCCCGTACGTTGCAAGCCACAGAATCAAGGCTAAAAGCAATCATGGACGCCGCGCGTCTTGGACTTAAAGGCGATAGGCTTGCCATCGCCGCAGGCATGATGCCCACCGAGTACCGGCAACTGTGCCAATTTGACCCTATCGTCGAGTACGCTGAAATGAAAGCCAGAACAGAGTCCGAAATGCAGATGAGCCAAGTGCTACACGCCGCCGCTTTAGAAGGCGACATCAAAGCGGCTACAACCATCTTGCAAAACCAACACGACTGGGTAGCCAAGCAGCAGATCAACGTCGAGATCGACCAGCGCATCTCCATCAGCCAAGCGCTCGAGATGGCGCAAGCCCGCGTGCAGCAGATCGAAGCTCAAGACGTGAGCTACACCGAAGTTAAACAGACCAAAGAAAAGCAAAAAGCCGCCTAATGCAAGAACCCCGCTATTCCGCGCAAGACGAGATGGAACTCATGGCGCGGCTGTGGGCGCCAGCCATCAAAGACAATCCACTAGCGTTTGTGATGTTTGCGTTCCCGTGGGGCGAAGCTGGCACACCGCTAGAACACTTTACTGGCCCACGCAAGTGGCAGCGCCAGGTCTTGCAAGACTTAGCCGAACACATCAAAAAGAACGACGGCAAGCTGAACTACGACGTTCTCAGACTTGCAATTGCGTCAGGCCGTGGTATTGGCAAGTCGGCCTTGGTTAGTTGGCTAGTGCTGTGGATGATGACCACCCGCATCGGATCCACCGTGATCGTGTCAGCCAACAGCGAAAGTCAGCTACGCTCCGTCACCTGGGCCGAGATCACCAAGTGGTCGTCGATGTCGGTGAACACCTACTGGTGGGAGATCAGCGCCACCCGCGTCATGCCTGCTAAATGGCTGACCGAACTGGTTGAGCGTGACCTCAAGAAAGGCACCCGCTATTGGAACTTAGAGGGCAGACTATGGTCGGCTGAGAATCCGGACGCGTTTGCGGGAGTCCACAACTACGATGGGGTAATGGTTGTGTTTGACGAGGCCAGCGGTATTGACGACTCCATCTGGGCGGTGACGTCAGGCTTTTTTACAGAGAATACGCCGAACCGCTTTTGGTGTTGCTTTAGCAACCCACGGCGTAATACGGGTTACTTTTACGAGGCGATCGAGGGTAGCAAACGTGACTTTTGGCAATCTAGGCAGGTTGACGCTAGGGATGTCGAGGGTACGGACAAGAACGTGTACAACCAAATCATTGAAGAATACGGCCCTGATTCCTACCAGGCGCACGTCGAAGTCTACGGCTCGTTCCCATCCGAAGGCGACGATCAGTTCATACCGTCAACCTTAGTAGACGAAGCCATGAAGCGAAGCAAACATCAGGATGACTCCGCGCCCATCGTCATTGGGGTAGATCCTGCACGGTTCGGATCTGATTCAACCGTTATTGCCGTACGGCAAGGGCGGGATATTGTCGAGATCCGCAGGTTTAAGGGCGACGATACCATGACTGTCGTCGGTCACGTCATCGAAGCACTCGAGCAGTACCAGCCAGCGGTGACTGCCATCGACGAAGGTGGCCTAGGCGCTGGGGTAGTCGATCGGCTGAAGGAACAGCGGTACAAGATACGGGGTGTGAACTTTGCAAACAAAAGCAAGAACCCCATGATGTACGGCAACATGAGGGCGCAGATTTGGGGGACGATGAAGGATTGGCTCAAGACGGCGAGCATCCCGAATGAGAAAACGCTCAAGACTGACCTGATCTCACCCATGATGAAGCCCGACAGTAAGGGGGCGATTTACCTAGAAGGCAAGAAAGAGATGAAGGCGCGAGGCTTGGCATCGCCAGACAGTGCTGACGCTATTGCATTAACTTTTGCTTTTCCTGTTGCACACCGCGAATATAAGGGTACAATTCGGAAATCATCGTACGCAAGTCAGGGCGCTGCTCTTAACTCATGGATGGGATCGTAATGGCAACAAAGAAACAAGACAAACCGATCGCTCGTACCACCACGGGCAAAGGCGCTAATTACAAGCCGACCGACAAAGGTGCGGGTATGACTGCCAAAGGAAGGGCTGAATACAATGCAAAAAATAACGCAAATCTTAAAGCGCCTGCTCCAAATCCTAAGACTAAAGCGGACGCCGGACGTAAAAAATCCTTCTGTGCAAGAATGTCAGGAGTTGTCAAAAACGCCAAAGGCGACGCCCCGCGTGCGAAAGCCGCGCTCAAAAACTGGAACTGTTAAAAGGAAAACTACCGTGGCTACTAAACCTGGATTGTATGCAAATATTCACGCAAAAAAAGCACGTATTGCGGCTGGTAGTGGTGAGAGGATGCGTAAAGTTGGTTCTAAAGGCGCGCCTACTGCGAAGGACTTTAAAGAATCAGCTAAAACGGCTAAGCCCGCAAAAGCTGCTGCTAAGAAAGCGAAGTAATCATGCCACTCAAAAAATCGACAAGCAAAGAAGCTTTCCGTTCTAACGTCAAGGCTGAGGTCAAGGCAGGCAAACCCGTCAAACAAGCTGTAGCGATAGCGTATGCAACCAAACGCGCTGCGGCTAAACCGATGAAACGCGCAAGTGGACGTGGCAGATAATGGCAACAATGAATCAAGACCCAACGGGCATTAACAAAGCGGGACAAGTGTCCGCGCGGGGTGGCCCACAGGGTGATCCAGCCGACCACCGCGACACCTTAGATGAGATGCGCTCACGTTATACGATGGCGATTGCTGCGTATAGTGACAGCCGTGAGGACGAACTAGATGACCTTCGATTTATGGCAGGTAGCCCTGACAACCAATGGCAATGGCCTGCGGACGTATTGGCTACGCGCGGCGCAGTGCAAGGTCAAACGATCAACGCGCGCCCATGCCTAACAATCAACAAGCTGCCACAGCACGTCCGTCAAGTAACGAACGAGCAGCGGCAGAATCGACCATCGGGCAAAGTCATCCCAGCGGACGATAAAGCCGATGTGGAAGTAGCGGCCATCTATGACGGCATGGTGCGTCACATTGAGTACATGAGCGACGCCGATGTAGCCTACGACACGGCGTGTGAGAACCAAGTCACCTATGGTGAAGGTTACATCCGCGTGTTGACCGAATACTGCGACGAAGATTCGTTTGACCAAGACCTCCGCATCGGGCGGGTACGCAACAGCTTCAGCGTGTACATGGATCCGATGTCGCAAGACCCTACTGGCGCAGACGCCGAGTGGTGCTTCATTACGCAAGACATCACTAAGCAAGAGTACGAGCGTGAGTACCCCGACGCCGCGCCCCTTAGCTCCATATTGGCAAGCGGTGTAGGCGATCAGTACTTGAGCCAGTGGCTCACCGAGGACACCATCCGTATCGCTGAGTATTTCTATTACAAGCATGAGGACGCAACGCTCAACTTGTACCCAGGCAATCAATCGTTCTTTGACGGATCGCCTGAAGATAAGAACATGAAAGAAATGGGTTTAAAACCCATCAAGTCACGCCGCGTGGATCGCAAGAAAGTCATGTGGATGAAAACCAATGGCTTTGAGTCCTTAGAAGAACGTGAGTGGGCAGGCAAATGGATCCCTGTCGTGCGCGTGATTGGTAACGAATT